CTTCTCTTTTTCCTTCTAGGTATTCTACGGCTTCTTTTCTTTTTAGAGAATCTTCGCCATCAAATAAAACTAAAGAAGCATCCAAGATACAATCACCAAAATGTTTTTTCTTTAGTTCCTCAACGGCTTCTTTACATTTCGATGTAATATCTTTACCTGTATAATCATAGACTTTTATATTCTTATCTATTTTATGTAGTTGAATTCTAAAACCATCATATTTTTCTTGAACATAAAACTCACCACTAAATCCCTTTAGTTCGTTCATATCTTCTATTGTAAATATTCTATACATTGGTTTGTTAGGAATTATAAAATCGCTTTGTGCCTTTTCTTCATCGGATTTCTTTTCTTTTAAGATAAGTTTGTCATCTTTTTTCTTATTATCCTTAGCCTTTTCTTCATCCATATCTGTATCTATGTCTTCTAATTCAGCCCATTCTTCTTTAGTATTCTTAGATAAGAATATTAATTCTAACATATTCATTGCGGCCTTTACTTTAGACTCCACTTTCTTAGAGTCTTTACCATCACCATAATGTTCTATAATGTAAAGTGCAACATCATCTACTTCTAGGTCTAATCCCATAAGCCCTTCTGTAATATTATCGGGTTTCATATCTTTAATTGAATATGCTTCTTTTGGTAGTGCCTTATCATCTTCTCTAATAGCATAGTGAACAAACTTAATCATAAGTTCGGGTGATTCTAATAATGCTTCTAATACATTACCTTTGAATTTTTTAGCGAAAGGGTCGCTAACTTCATCGGAAGAATATCTTAGTGCTTTGATTCCTTCATACAACTTTTCAGCATTGTTAGTGCTAACATCGGAAACATCGTTTGATTCTAATAAGTCTTCATCAATATAATCTTTGAGTTCATTTGAAAGAGCATCGGTCATTTCATATGCTTCTTTAATTTTATTTACTGCGTTTCTCCATTTAGAACCGTATTCCTTTGGGTCGGTTCTTGCTGAAAGATAAGCGACTCTTGTTCTTTCAAAGAGTCTTAGAATATCTGTGGATATTGACTTATCCTTCTCAATAAGGAGGGGCATGCGGCATCACTTTTTCTTATATGGCGGCACATTTTCCTTTCCTTGTCTTAATCTAAGGTTGTTATGGTCTTTTCTATCAATATTAATTTCCATGCCCTTGAGTGCGTTTTCTAATTCTTTTAGATTGGGTGGCGAGTTAGCAGGGTTTCCTGCTTTCACAAAAGCCTTTATCTCTTTGATAGCCTTTTTAAATTCATTTTCAAATTGCCTAACTGCTCTATCATAGGCTTCATTATCTTGCTCTATTGTTCTTTCTGCTTTTTTTAAACTCTCACCTGCTAAACCATACCCTTCTTTCTTTTGAGTTTGATTAGTAATCTT